CCCCGATCTTTTCGCGAAAAAAGCGCGCAAGTTCGGCGCGGCGAGCTGAGCGCGGTTGCGCGGCAACGCTAGTAGCCATGCGGGACAACAGATGAGCACTGCAGACGCGACACGAGAGCACGTCGACGCGATCCCCGAGACGCTCGCGTCGCTCGTCGTGCCGATCGCCAGCGTGCACGCGTACCCCGGCAACCCGAGACGCGGCAGCGTCGCGATGCTGCGCGAGTCGCTCGAAGCGCACGGGCAGTACCGGCCGCTCGTCGTCAATCGCCGCACGGCAGACGTGCTCGCTGGCAATCACACTCTGCAAGCGGCCGTCGAGCTGGGCTGGCACGAGGTCGCCGTGACCTACGTCGACGTCGACGACGAGCAGGCAGCGAAGATCGTCGCGATCGACAACCGATCGAGCGACGTCGCGACCTACGACGACCGCGAGCTTGCCGATCTGCTCGCGTCGCTCGACGATCTCGGCGGCACGGGCTACGAGCAGGACGACTTCGACGAGCTGCTCGCGCAGATCGCGCTCGAAGACGACCCGGCCGTCGAGCAAGTCGAAGCTCGCGAGCGCTACAGCTTCGGCGTCTACGAGCGCGAGCGCGTGATCGAGACTGCGGCGCTCGCACTGCGCGCGTCGGGCTTCCCGTACAAGCACGTGCCGCTGCACCAGCAGCTCGTCGACATCAACGACCTCGCGGCGATGAGCGACGCGCAGCTCATGCGCACCCGGACCGGCTACGCCGTCGCCGACACGTACCACCCGCAGCGCATGCACGCGCGAGTCGGCACGCAGAAGACCGCGCTCGACGTCTACGAGAGCGAAGAGCTGCTGCGCATCGCGATCGGGCACGCGCTGACGTACGGCCTCGCCTTTACCTCGCTCGTCAACGTGATGACGCTCACGCACGGCGCGCAGGTGCCGTCGAACTTCCGGCCCGGCTTCGCTGCGCTGCTGCTGCGTCGCTACGCGCCCGAGGGCGGCGTCGTGCTCGACACGTCAGCGGGCTACGGCGGACGGCTCGTCGGCTTTTTCGCGTCGAGCTGCTCGTCGTACATCGGCATCGACCCTGCGACTGAGACGCAGCTCGCGAACGATCGACTCGTCGACGCGCTGCTGCCCGACGGCAAGAGCGTGACGCTGATCACGAAGCCCGCCGAAGACGTCGACGCGTCTGAGCTGCCCGTCTGCGATGTCGCGATCACGTCGCCGCCCTACTTCTCGAAGGAGCGCTACAGCGACGAGCCGACGCAGTCGTGGAAGCGCTACCCGAGCAGCGAAGAGTGGCGCGTCGGCTTCCTGCAGCCGATGCTGCGACTGCAGCACGCAGCGCTCAAGCCCGGCGCGCTCAACGTCGTGAACATCGCCGACGTCGAGATCAAGGGCGCGAAGGTGCCGCTCGTCGACTGGACGATCGAAGACGCGCTCGACGTCGGCTTCGCGCTCGCGACCGTCGAGCAGATGCCTCTGACCCGGCGCTGGGGGCCGCAGGAGGACGAAGTGCACACCGAGCCGGTGCTCGTCTTCTCGCGTCGATGAGCCGCTGCGCGTCTCAGACGATGCGCGGCGAGCAGTGCCGCAACAACGCAGTCGCCGGGCACGACGTCTGCAGCGTGCATCTGGGCGTCGCAGTGCGCACGACGCTCTTTTCGCAAGACGTCGCCGATCGGCTCGTGACGATGCTGCGTGCGGGCAACTACCTGCACGTCGCGGTCAGCGCCGCCGGGATCGGCATGTCGACGTATCGCGACTGGATGCGGCGCGGGCGCTCGCAGAAGCTCGTCGACGTCGAGCACCGCGAGTTTCGAGCGCGGATCGAGAGCGCGCGAGCCGAGGGCGAAGCTCGCATGGTCGCCGTGATCGCTCGCGCAGCGCAGGAGGGCGACTGGCGCGCTGCGCTCTCGCTGCTTGAGCGCGAGTTCCCCGAGCGCTGGGGGCCGGTCAGCGTCAGGCAGCGCGACGACGCGATGCCGCAGCAGCCCGAAGAGTCGCCCGTCGACGAGAGCGATCCCTTCCGCGAGGTAGACGAGCTTGCGCAGCGACGGCGAACACGCACCGGGTGAGCTAGGCACCTTCGAGCGCTTCTGCCTCGGTCTGCCTCTCGAAGTCGGCGACCCGCTCGTGCTCGAACCCTTCCAGCGCACGATGCTCGTCGACTACTTCGACGGCTTCGTCGAGACGCTGATCTTGATCCCGAAAAAGAACGGCAAGACGACGCTGCTCGCAGCGCTCGCGCTGTACCACGTGATCGTGACGCCCGACGCCGAGTGCGTGATCGGCGCGGCGTCACGCGATCAGGCGACGATCTTGTACGAGCAGGCGGTCGGCTTCGTCACGCGCTCGAAGTACCTGCAGCAGCGCGTCGTCGCGAAGCGCGGATACCGCGAGATCAGAGCGCGCGATGGAGGACGCATACGCGTGCTCGCCGCTGACGTCGACACCGCCGACGGGATCATCCCGACGCTCGCGCTCGTCGACGAGCTGCACCGTCACAAGTCAGCCGGGCTGTACGGCGTCTTCCGAGACGGCCTCGGACCTCGTCACGGCCAGATGGTCACGATCTCGACTGCGGGCGATCACGAGCGCTCGGTGCTCGGCCAGATGAGAGCAGCAGCTCGCAAGCTCTCGGGCGTCGATCGCGACGGCAAGTACCTGCACGTGCGCACGCCCGATCGCAGCTTCGCGATGCACGAGTGGTCGCTTGAGCGCGACGACGACGTCGAGAATCTGCAGCTCGTCAAGCAGGTCAACCCGGCGAGCTGGCAGACGATCGAGCTGCTCGCGCAGCGTCAGAAGTCGCCGTCGACGCTGCCGTGGCAGTGGGCGCGCTTCGCCTGCGGGGTGTGGACAGGTGCTGAGGGCTGGTGGGTGCGCCCCGAGGACTGGGACGCGCTCTCGACGATCTCGGCGATGTCGCAGCACGAGCTTGTCACGCTCGGCTTCGACGGCTCTCGCTTCGGTGACGCAACAGCTCTCGTTGCGTGCCGACTGAGCGACGGCATGCTTGAGCTGCTCGGGCTATGGGAAGCGCCGCGCGGCGTCGGCGAGTGGGAGGTCCCGGCAGGCGAAGTCGACGCTGCGATCGCGCGGGCCTTCGAGCGCTACAGCGTCGTGCGCGCGTACTTCGACCCGCCGCTCTGGCAGACGGAGATCGACGGCTGGGCGCGCGACTTCGGCGAAGAGGTCGTCGTGCGCTACCCGACGAACCGCTCGCGCTTTATGGCGGCGCTCGAACGCTTCCGCACGGACGTCGCGAGCGGCCTCGTGCCGCACGACGACGACGAGCGACTCACTCGGCACGTGCTCTCAGCGCAGACGCGCGAGACGCGCGGCGGCTACTGGCTCGAAAAGGGTGCGACCTCTGACCGCATCGACGCAGCGATCGCGAGCGTGCTCGCGTACGAGGCCCGCTCGGACGTCTTGTCGTCCGGCTGGCGTCCCCGATCGAAGGTCCCGGTGAGCTTCTGACGATGAGCACGACGCAGATCGAGACTGATCCGCAGCAGACGATCGCCGAGCAGTGGCGAGACACGCTGCTCGACGCTCTGGGCGCGCGTCAGTCTGCGGTCGAGCGATACGACGCCTACTACAAGGGCGAGCACAAGCTGCTGTTCGCGACCGCGAAGTTCCGCGAGACGTTCGGCCTGCTCTTCGCGAGCTTCGCCGACAACTGGTGCGATCTCGTCGTCGACGCGAGCGTCGAGCGACTGCACGTGCAGGGCTTCCGCTTCGGCACGCAAGACGCCGACGAGGAAGCGTGGACGATCTGGCAGCAGAACGGCCTCGACGCCGAGTCTGAGCTTGCGCACACCGAAGCAGTGAAGCTCGGCTGCGCGTACGCGCTCGTCGGCCCCGACGACGGCGGCGAGCCGTCGATACAGATCGAGGCGGCGACGAACGCGATCGTCGCGATCGACCCGGCTCAAGGGCGCAATCGTCTCGCCGGGCTGCGTGCGTGGTGCGACGAGTTCGGCGACGAGCACTGCGTGCTTTACCTGCCCAGCGCGGTCATGTGGTGGGACAGGCGAGGCGACTCGAAGTCGTGGGTGCTCGACACGGGCGCGAGCGGCAAGAACGTGCTCAGCGTCGTGCCGCTGATCCCGCTCGCGAACATGCCGACGCTGATCGAGCGGCAGGGTCGCTCAGACATCGAGCGCGTGATCCCGCTGCAGGACGCCGTCAACAAGCTCTGCGCCGACATGATCGTCGCGAGCGAGTACGCCGCCTTCCCGCAGCGCTGGGTGACGGGCGTCGAGATACCGCGCTACCCCGAGGGGCACCCGAACGCGGGGCAAGCGCTGCCCTCGATGCAGAGCTTCCTCTCGGGCGCTGACCGGGTCATGGCGGTCGAAGATCAGCAGGCGCGCTTCGGCAACTTTCAGGTCAGCGACTTGTCGATCTACACCAAGGCGATCGAGATGTTCGTGCAGCACGTCGCAGCGCAGACGCGCACGCCGCCGCACTACTTGCTCGGCGCGATGGGCAGCTTCCCGTCGGGCGAGTCGCTCAAGGCGACCGAGACGGGCCTCGTCGCGAAGGTGAAGCGCAAGCAGCTCTCGTTCGGCGAGGGCTGGGAGGAAGTGATCCGGCTCGCCTTCAAGATCGCGGGCGACGCCGACAAGGCCGACGCGTTCGACGTCGAGACGATCTGGCAGAACCCCGAGAGCCGCACGCAAGCCGAGACGGTCGACGCTGCAGTCAAGCTCGCGTCGATCGGTGTGCCGCGCCCGGCCCTCTGGGAGTACGTCGGCGCGACGCCGCAGCAGATCGAGCGCTGGATCGAAGAGGGCGCAGCGACCGAGGGTCCGCCGACGGTGGCGCGCGAGACGATCACGCCGACGCCCGAGCAGACCGCAGAGCAGCTACCGACCCAGACGGCCCCCGAGACGGGTGCCGTGACCGAAGTGGGAGGCTAGATGAGCGAGACGACCACGCCCGAAGGCGGCGCGACGCCGACCGGAGGGCCGACCCCCGAGGGCGCGAAGCCGGACGGGCCGACCGACGGTGGCGCGAAGCCGACCGGCGGTCCCGACGACGCTGGGACACTCGGCGACAAGGGCAAGGCGGCGCTCGATCGTGAGCGCGAAGCTCGGCGCGAGGCCGAGCGCAGAGCCGCAGACGCCGAGCGAGCACTGCACGACCTGCAAGACGCGGGCAAGAGCGAAGTCGAGCGTGCGATCGCTCGACTCGATCGCCAGAGCGCCGAGCTTGAGACTGCGAGCGCTCGGGTGCGAGAGCTAGAAGCAGACGTCGCGCGACGCGAGCTGCTCGAACTCAAGCGCTCGATCGCCAGCGAGTTCGGCATCCCCGCTGACGCCGCACATCGACTGCAGGGCAGCGACACGCGATCGCTGCGTGCAGACGCTGAGCGCTACATCGCAGAGCGCGAAGCGAGCGAGCGACCCGGAGACATCGGCGTCGGTCGCGGCGGCACCGCAGGCGCACGTCCTAGCGCCGACATGAACCGGCTACTTCGCGAGGCGTCCGGGCGCACTCAGTAGCTCGCGCTCGTGAGACGTCTCGCCTCGTGAAAGGGACGTCTAGTGCCTTACAACACGAACGTCGGCCGCACCGATGCGGCTGCACTGATCCCCGAGGAATACTCGCACGACATCGTGCGGCACTTGCCCAGCGCATCGGCAGCGCTGGGGCTTTTTCGCCAAGTGCCGATGTCTCGCGCCCAGCTTCGCATCCCCGCAGAGTCCGCTCTCGCGGTCGCGTACTGGGTAAGCGGTGACACCGGCATCAAGCAGACGTCGAAGTCTGCGTGGGCGAACCTGTACCTGAACGCCGAAGAGCTGGCAGTGATCGTGCCGGTGCCCGAGACGGTGCTCGACGACGTCGACTTCGACCTCTGGGGGCTGATCCGCCCGCAGCTCGTCGAAGCGATCGGGCGTGCACTCGACGCCGCGATCTTTTTCGGCGTGAACAAGCCCGCCTCGTGGCCTGCCGACATTCAGTCGGCTGCGATCGCGGCGGGAAACACGACGCTCGAAGCTGCGACGCAGGTGCAGGGCGGCATCATCGGCGACGTCGGCAACGCCTTCGCGACGGTCGAGGCCGACGGCTTCGACGTCAACGGCGTGATCGCTGCGCGCACGCTCAAGGGCAAGATTCGGGCGGCGCGTTCGACGACGGGCGAGCAGCTCGCCGAGCCTGCTGAGGGCAGCGGCGAAGCAGCGCAGGCACCGATTGACGTGCTCTACAGCGTCCCGGTGCGCTACCCGATGCGCGGCCTCTGGCCGACGGGCACGGGGTCGACGGAAGCGATCGTCGGCGACTTCACGCAAGGTCTGATCGGCGTCAGGCAGGACTTGACGTTCAAGATTCTCGATCAGGCCGTGATCTCAGACGGCGCGGGCGCGATTCAGTTCAACCTCGCGCAGCAGGACATGGTCGCGGTGCGCGTCGTCGCGCGCTTCGCCTTCCAAGTCCCCAACCCGCTCACCTACGACCAGCCGACGCAGGCGAGCCGCTACCCGTTCGGCGTGCTGCACGTCGCGTAGGGAGGCAGACATGGCAGAAGACGAGAAGACGACGACGCGCAAGAGCGCGCCGAAGAGCGACACGTCGAGCGGCACTCAGTCGTACGAGGAAGCTCTTGAGCAGGGCTACTTCGGCGAGGCACCCGAGCCCGAAGAGGACGCCGACGAGTGAGCATGACCGAGGAAGAACGGGCGGCGTTGTGGCGTCAGCAGACGCTCAATCGCATCGAGTTCGAGACTGATCTCTGGCTCTCGTTGCAAGCGCCGCCCGAGCCTCGGGCTGAGGTCTTCGACGACTTCGAGCCCCTCATCGCGTACATCGCGCAAGAGCAGGCTGGACCCACCGACCCGAAGGATGACCCGTGAGCGAGATCGAGCCACTCGCGCCGCCCGGCCCGCTCAGCTTGTCGGGCGTCGCAGACGCGAGCGACGTGCAGCTCTGGCACTTCACCGTCGGCAACCCGCAGGGCACGTACGTCGTGCTCGGCTACGGCGACGGCGAGTCGGACTGGGTCGACAACCCGAGCGACCCGACCCTGCTCGACCATCGCTTCGGCGAGAGCGGCAACTACGTCGTCACCGCGCACTCGCAGAACAACAATCAGAACGACGTCACGCTCGCGATCAGCGTCGACGAGTACGTCGAGCCGCCGCCCGTCGAGGGCACGCTGCCGCCGATCGACCCGCTGACCGTGCCGTGGCGACCAACCGTCGATGACGTCGCAGCGCTGCTGCGAGCACGCACGAAGGACGCGAGCGGCAACGAGATCGGCACCTTCAACGAAGAGACGCGACCGACCGACGCTGAAGTCGAGCAGCTCATCACGAACGGCTGCGCAAAGGTCGCGTCGCTCGCGACGTGGTACGTGCCCGGCGACGCGCAGCCCGAGGCGTCGCATCTAGCAGCGCTCGTCACTGCATGCGAAGTCGAGCTGAGCTACTTCCCCGAGCAGGTGCGCTCCGATCGGAGCGGCTTCCAGCAGCTCTGGGCGATGTTCCAAGACGACCGGCAGGCGTACATCGACCTCGTCGCGGCGCTCGTGCCGCCCGGCACCGTCGCAGCGACTACGGGCACGTTCAAGGTCGCCTCGGGCACGGTGCTCTGGGCGTACGAGTACGGCTATATCGGGCCGGGCGTGGCGCTGAGCGACGTCGTCAACGCCGGGCACTAGCGATGGAAGTCGTCACCGAGACGGTCGGTCTGGACAAGGCGATCACCGACCTCGACAAGCTCGGCCTGCGCGGCTCAGACGTGCGCGGCTGCGCGCCCGAGGTCCGCGCGATCTACCTCGACTCGAACCGCAAGCACTTGAACGCCGGGTCGGGTTGGCCCGCGCTGAGCGAGCAGACCGTCGAGCGCAAGTCGCGCGAAGGTCTGCCGCCGATCCCCGAGATCGCGAGCGGCGCGCTGTACCGCTCGCTCACGTCCGAGACGCGGATCAAGGGTCAGAAGAACCGCGTGCAGAAGTCGGCGTTCGTCTTCGGCTCGACGCTCTTCTACGCGGCTTGGCAGCAGGGCACGAAGCACCAGCCCGAGCGCAAGCTGATCGACCTCAGCTTCGAGGACCGGCTCGCTATGGCGAAGGTGATCTCGCGCTACGTCGCGCACGGGGCCGAAGGGCTGCTCGGCGCGTGAGCAGCCTCGTCGACACCGAGACGATCTTCGGGCGCATCGTCACCGGCTACGACGTCGAGCAGAGCGTGCTCGCCGTGCTGCAAGAGTGGTCGAGCACGTACCTCGCCGAGCTTGAGCGTCAGCACGGCATCCCCGACTGCTCGATCGCTCGCGTGCGCGGCTGGCAGCTCTCGCCGAGCTTCGACAAGTGGCCTGAGGATCAAGTGCCCGGCGTGCTCGTCGTCTCGACGGGCGTGCCGAGTCAGCCAGTACGACACGGCGACGGCACGTATCGAGCGACGTGGTCGATCGAGGTCGGCGCGATCTGCTCAGCTCGCACGCAGCAGCTCTCGCACGAGCTGGCGATGCTCACGCTCGCCGCGCACAAGACGATCCTCGTGCAGCGACCGTCGCTCGGAGGCTTCGCCGCTGGCACCAAGTGGCTGAGCGAGCGATACGACCAGCTCGCGTACGACGACACTCGCTCGATGTACGCCGCGAGCGCGATGCTCGCAGTCGAAGTACCCGACGTGCTCGTCTCGCTTGCCGGGCCAGTGACGCCCGACGCGCCGCCCGTCGACGAGTGCGCGCCGCTGCCGCTCTGGCCCGAGGTCACGACGGTCGCGACGATCGTCGACCACGTCGACGTGATCCCACCATCCGAAGGAGGCTAGGCATGAGGCCCGGCGTAGACGTTGTATCGCGAGCGCTTCCCGCGCCCGCTTCACCACCCACGAACACCGCGATCGCGTTCATCGTCGGCCCGACGGCGATCGGCAACCGGGTGACGCTCGTCAGCTCGCTCACCGAGTACGTCGCGCTCTGCGGCACTCGCGGCAGCGGTACGTCGACGGTCACGTACGACGCCGTCGACGTCTACTTCCGCGAGGGCGGCGGGCAGGCGTACATCGGCTCGACGACGCAGACGACATTGCTCGCAGAGGTTGCAGGACCGGCGCAGCTCGACGCCGACGAGCTGCAGAAGCAGACGCGAGGCGATCTCGACGCGCTCGCTGCGCAGTACGACGTCGACGCGGGCGCGTACGCGACGAAGAGCGAGCTGATCGACGCGCTTGTCGCAGCCTCAGACGGCGCGGAGGTCACGCCGCAGGCGGTCGACTCGGGCGTCGCCGCCGCGCTCGCAGCTCTGACGAAGGACCTCGGGCCGGGGCAGGTGTTCATCGCCGACCCGACGCTCGCTGCGAGCCCGGCGAATCAGTCGGCGCTGCTTGCGCACGCCGCCGCGACGAATCGCGTCGCGCTGCTCTCGTGCACGGACGGCAACGCCTCGACGCTCGAAGCGATCGGCACGGCCCTGCAGAGCGATACGAACGCTCGCTACGGGGCGCTCTTCGCGCCGTCGGCGATCGTGCCCGGCGTCACCCCCGGCACGACGCGCACCGTCCCCTACCCCGCAGTTGAGGCTGGGATCATCGCCCGCAACGACGTCGTCTACTCGCCGAATCAGCCCGCCGCAGGCGTGCTCGGGCAGGCGCTGTACGCGATCGACACCGTCAACAGCGGCACGTACGCCGACAGTGACTACGCGGCGCTCAGCCTCGCAGGCGTGGACATGGCCCGGATCATCTACGGCGGCGTGCGCACGTACGGCTACCGCACGCTCGTCAACCCGACGGCGACGCCCGAGTGGCTCAGTCTCGGGAACGCCCGCCTCAACATGCAGATCGTCGCGCTCGCAGAAGCGATCGGCGAGAACTTCGTCTTCGCGAATCTCGACGGGCGCGGCATCACGATCGCGCAGTTCGGCGGCGAGCTGTCCGCGATGCTCGCCCCGCTCTTCGACGAGGGCGCGCTCTTCGGCACGTCGTATCGCGACGCGTACGCCGTCGACGTCGGCTCGCAGGTCAACACGCCGACGACGATCGCGAACGGCGAGCTGCATGCAGTGCTCAGCGTGCGCATGTCGCCCTTCGCTGAGTGGGTCGAGATCGAGATCGTGAAGGTCGCATCGAACGAGTCGCTACCGGCGCAGAACGTCGCCGTCGCAGCGTGAGAAGGGAGTGAGGAAGCGTGGCTCAAGTCGGCACGCGCAAGGATCAGTACGCCGTCCGCGTCAGCGTCGACGGCAATAGTCTCGGCATCTTCGACGTGATGACGGGCGGCGACGTCGACACGACCGAGCTGGTCTACCACCCCGGCGGCATGGGGCCGACCGTCGCGCTCGGCGGACTCGTCTCCGTCGCGGCGATCGTGCTCAGCCGCCTGTTCACCGACGTCGATCAGAACGTGCTGCCCTACCTGATCAGTCGAGTCGGTAAGGGCGACTGCGTCGTCACGAAGCAGCCGCTCGACGTCGACGGCAACGCGTACGGCAAGCCGATCGTCTACCACGGCAAGCTCAAGCGCTGCAAGCCCCCCGAGGTCGACTCGAACGCGACCGCCGAGGCCGTGATGGAGCTAGAGGTCACGCCCGCAGGGAGCATCACGTGAGCACGCTCGAACCCGTGCCCGAGCCGCACTTCGAGCGCGAGCCGGACGACGAGCCGATCGAGCAGATCGCCCCGGCGAATGTGCTCGACGTGCTGCGTGCCGAGCGTCAGAAGGTCGTCGCAGAGGCGACGATCGACATCGTCGTGCCGGGCTGGCGCGAGCTGCTCGTGCTCAGGCTGGGGCCGATCACGTCGCAGCAGCAGCAGCGCATGACCGAGCGGGCACGACGCGGCTCAGTCGACGAAGCCGACGGCATCGTCTACGCCTTCCGCGAAGTGCTCGGTCGAGCGACGCCTGACGGCGAGCTGGCAGTGCTCGTCGACGCCGAGGGCGACGCGCTCGGGCTGGACGATCGTCTTGCCGAGCTGATCGCGCTCGGTCCCGTGGCCCGCGCTCGTGACGTCGTCTGGGCACTCTTCGCGAAGGCGAACAACCCGCCCGTGGCGGTTACGACGGCCGTGAACGAGTACCTCGAATGGTCGCGCGAGTCGTCGTCGGAGGGCGACGAGGACTTCGTGGGGGAATAAGGGGCGCGGCAGCAGTGCAGACCGCCGCCGCGCTCGCCGTCTTCGGCCTCCCCGTCGAGCGCTTCCTACTGACGACCGACCGAGACGAGCGTCTCGTGCTTGCCGCGATCGCGACTGCAGCGTCGAAGCTCGTGCGCGAGCTGCAAGAGCAGCAGGCGACGCTGATCTCGAACGCGATGGTCAAGGCGCGTCTGCATGGCTGACCTCGTCGAGATCATCCTCGCGCTGCGCGGCGTCGCCGCGTTCGTCGCAGACGCCGACAAGGCAGCAGCGTCGATGGATCGCGTCGGCGGGGCGTCGAAAAAGGCGGGCGCGGCCGGGATCACGGGCGGCAAGGCGCTCAAGTACGGGATGCTCGCGGCAGGCGCGGGCATCTACGGCGCAGTCAAGCTCGCCGACTCGGCGACGCACGCAGTGACGAATCTCGCTGGCTCGACGCTGCAGCTCCAACGCTTGACCGGCCTCGACACGCAGACGGCGTCCGAGTGGGTGTCGCTGATGGAAGAGCGCGGCGTCTCAGCGCAGCAGGCCGGGGTCGGCATCGTGAAGCTCTCGAAGGAAATGCTGACCGCCCGCACGTCGACGAAGCAGTCGGCGGCAGAGATCGCCGGGTATCGCCAGCAGATCGACCAGCTCGCCGCCGAGGGCGGACCGAAGTCGGCGTCGGCGATCGCGGGGCTGACGACGAAGATCGAGACGGCCCAGAAGTCGAGCGCGAAGGCGCGCACGACGTTCGCGGCGATGGGTATCTCGCTCGACGATCTGAGGAAGGGCAACACCGAGCAGGTGCTGCTCAAGGTGTCGAGCGCGCTGCAGCAGAATCACGACGCCGCGTCGCGAGCGACTGCGATACAAACGCTCTTCGGCCGCTCGGGACGCGCGCTGCTGCCGATTCTCATGCAGGGCGCGACCGGGGTGCACAAGCTGCTCGACGAGCAGAAGGCGTCGGGTAACTACCTCTCGGGCAGGGGCATGCAGGCGACGCACAACTTGATCCTTGAGCAGCGCGAGCTGAATCGACAGTGGGCGGGCTTCAAGGTGCAGCTCGGGCAGTCGCTGCTGCCGGTGCTCTCGCTCTTCCTCAAGGCGCTGCAGAAGATCATGCAGGTCCTGCAGCCGCTCTCACGACACGGCGTCGCGCTGACGCTCGTGCTCATCGGCCTCACGTCTGCGCTCGTCGCAGCGAAGATCGCGACGATCGCGCAAGCAGTAGCGGCCGAAGAGAACACGGTCGCGACGCAGCTCTGGACGGCTGCGCAGTGGCTGCTCAACGCGTCGCTGTACGGCTTCCCGGTGATCTGGATCGTCGCCGCGATCGCGCTGATCGTCGTCGCCGTCTACGAGCTGGTCAAGCACTGGACCGAGGTCAGCGCCTACCTCGACTTCCTCTGGCACGGCATCGTCGACGGCGCGAGCTGGGCGCTCAAGTGGCTGCGCGCCAACTGGCCCTACGTGCTCGGCATCTTGCTCGGTCCGCTCGGGCTTGCCGCAGTCGCGATCTACAAGCACTGGGCGTCGATCAAGACGTTCATCCTCGGGATCGTGCACGACATCGAGCACGCGCTTGAGCGGCTCGTCGGCTTCGCGAAGAGCATCCCCTCGAAGATCGGGCACGGCGTGCTCGGCCTGCTGAGCCACATTCCCGGTGCGGGGCTCGCGAAGTCAGTGCTAGGCGCGTTCGCGGCGGGCGGCACTGCTGCGACGAGCGGGCCGTACCTCGTCGGCGAGCAAGGCCCGGAGATCGTGCACTTGCCGCGCGGCGGTGTCGTCGCCCCGATCAGCCTGCCGCAGCTCGCCGCCGCGACGGGTCAGGGCAGCTCGCCGCTGCAGCTCACGATCCCGCTCATCGTCGACGGGCGAGAGCTTGCTCGCGCAGTCGCGACCGTGACCTCGAATCAGCTCGCGAGGAAGTGAGACGTGGCAGCGCCGCCTCCGATCGGCTGGGTGCAGCTTCGCTCGTCTGACCCGACCATCTTCCTGCAGGTGCGACTCGCCGATAAGGAGCCGCTCGTCACGGCGGGCTACGGCGGCTGGTCTGAGATCGCGCGCCCGCGCAAGCGCCCGATCTCGTTCTGGCTCGGCGCACCCGGCCTGCGCATGACCCTGCCGATCATCTTCGACGGCTTCCGAGACGGGCGCAGCGTCGAGCGCGACATCGCGAAGCTCGAACGACTCGCGACGGCGACTGCGGCGAACGGTCAGCCGCCCGTGCTGACGCTCGTCGCGCGCGGCGGCGCG